GCTGCCTCTATATTATTTGCTGTTGTCATTCCTGATCCCGAGCAATTGCCATCCTTCCGAAGGACTACATCACCATTAGATAGCACAATCGTTGCCATCCCCGTGTGCCTAATCGTCCACGCAATTCGCTCCATAGGTATCGTCTCCTGTCCATCAAATCGATTTAAAAATTTCGCTCTCCTATATAACGCATTCATTATATGACACGACCTATCCCATCCAGACCAATCCACAGACCATCGAAATTGCTTTTCAGCCAATCGTCTTGCCATGCGATTTACCCCCCCTCGAAAAGGGTTAAAACCGTATGCTGACCACCAATGGTTCTTCAACTGTTCATTGCCCATATGAAATAGTCGTAATTGCCAATATAACAAAACCACATCTGGTATAATAAATGTTCGTATTTTCTTATCTGTTAAAATCTCTGTTGCTGTTAACCATTCGTCCATTTTAGGTGTTACCTTCCAGAGTGGCGTATAATACGCATGTTGTAAAAACTCTTGAAAATCCTGATCCGCAAAGCATGCTTGTCTAGACACAAAGCCCATTTGCCGCCACGGAATTCCTGGTCCCTTATGCAAATTCTCTCGCATCACATCCATCGTTTCCGCGTGGGTTAATGCTCGTGAGGTTAATGCTACTTCAAGCTTCGCATCCACCAGTGTTGTTGCTCGTAACCATATTTCCGGCTGTGGCGCAAATGTCCCCTCGCGGTCCATTTTCATTTCTGATATCTCTACATGATCTTTTGTTGCATTAGCTCCATATAAATCGCCAACTAGTGGCTGGAGCTGCTCCCATGCCGGTCTACAATACTCGTATAGTGGACTCAGCTGTCTCTGTAGTTTTTCCCGCCCCAGGGGTATTCGTGGGAGATAATTCAGTCTACCTTGAAACAGTAAACTTTTATACATCCTCTGAGGCGTTCCTGCAATCACCGCTTGTCTTGTCTTGTTCAGGAAGCGGATTTGTCCCGAACGTTCTAGTTTTTTTGCATCTTCTGCAACTTCTGTGGCTGCTACTTCAGCCTCTTTCTTCCCACTTCCACGTAATTTATGTCCATAATTCGTTCTCGTATCTTGATCAGCTCCACCGTGCAACCCAATAACAAATCCTCCCTCTATATATGGTGATCCACACATAAAGTTCTCTGTTGTTACTTCATGGGTAACTTCTTGCCCAATGACGGTATAATCTCCCTGACCAATACGCGCTTTCTCTGTTCCTGGACTATATGTCACAAAAGTTAATGAACCATGATCTCCAGGCTTCTTCGTTTTAAACGGCATTGCTGGAGGTGCCTGCATCCCAGGACAATTCTTCACCGGAATAGAAATTGTATCCACTCCTGTAATAGGGCCATCCCACTTTTTCAGTGGGGGTACACGCACAACTGCATCTTTCCCTGTCCTAAAATAGGCGTCTTCACCTACCTGTTCTAGGATATGTTTCTTGGTCGTAAAGAACGGTTCACCATTGTACTTCAAACAAGTAGTAAACCCTAATACCTTTGTTGTTGCATGTCCATG